CCCTTGCAGCTGCCTGTTCGCCAAAGTGTTCCCGGCGTCCATCATTTGCCCGCGTTCGAACATGTAATTGTCATTCATGCCTTTTAGGTATGTGTCGCCCGCCGTCTCGCCTATGACCTCTTGATTTGCCCCTGATCCATATCGACCTGTTCCAGAGAACATGCTCTTGATCTGGTCTGTCTGGTCATTCACAACATTGTTGAGCATGCTCTTGAAATATGGATTTCCGCCCGACAGGTACTTTCCACCTGCTATGTCCTTGAGTTGCCTTGTACCGGCAATGTTGCCCATGTTAGGAGCCTGCGCATTTCCAATCGTATTGATGCCGCCGCGCGTAACTCCTGACATATCAGCTACACGGTCGCCGCCGTAGACATTGAACCCCTTGCCTGACTTGTACAGGTCTTGCGCAACACCAGCGCTCTGTTCGAACAGCGGCTTTGCCCACTCTGGCGGTTTGCTTTCTTGTGTGCTTTTTGTGGACTTACTCATTTTAGCGCCTTGCGAAATATTGCTTTTTCTTCGTGGTAGTGAAAGTCTTTAAACACCCGGCCCCAGCCGCGACGGCCAAAAATTTCAGCGAACTCTGCGCCTTGTGTCTTTGCCCATGACTCAACTGCTTCTGACATTGCGGGTACGGCCTCTATTCCTTCATGTCCGCCCATGATGGCGAAGCGGCAAACCTTCTTGCCAGTGGCCTTTACGATTTCTATCTCAGTGACGAGAGCAGACTTAATTTCATCGCCATTGAAAATGACCCACAATTGCCGCTCTCCGCGCGCGATCTCTTCAACAATGTTGCGAAGCGTTTCAAACTCTGGGTACTCATCGACATATCGCTTTAGGCATGCAGTTATTTCAGCTTCGTGCTGCCTGAATTGTTCGGGAGTCCAATCCGTTGTCAGCTCGCAGCGATACGTCATCCGCCGAATACCACATATCGAAATGACCTTGACGCTACCGCACTATTTGCATGGCTTACTGTAAACTGTCCTTTTTGAAGTGACGAAACATAAGCCGTTCCATTTCCAATTTCCGCCGCCGCGACTGCCGACATCGGCATAAGCAGAACAACGTCATTCTCTGTCACAACATCATTCGTCACAACGGTTGACGCGGCGCTCAACGAGCAAGTGAATGAACCTGTTGCGTTGTTTCGACCCTGCGCCAGTTCATAAATTGCTTGGATCACGACCCAAAGTCGTGTTTCCTTGAAAGATGGGACGTTCATACGCTCCCCGTCGCATAAGCCGTTGCATCAACACCCTGTGCATGGTTCCAGACTGCACCGGCTGCAATTCGAACCTTGACGCGGTGATAACGACCTCTTGAATTTATCCTGACGATTCCCGTTTGTGGTGAGGGCAAGCGTTCATCGGTCCAGTCAACTTCATCCATCTGGTTTCTTTTGCGCCCGAGACTGACAAAAATTTCCGCCTCGTAAGTGCGTTCAATAATAGGATTGATTGCGCTAATCTGCTGCATTTGCCCAGATGTGTTTCCAGCGTCAGAGGTTGTCAGAATGGCCTCCATGCTTTCACCATTGAAGAATGCCATGCGGTTGTCATCCGTGAACACGGCCAACAAAGGAAACCCACCGCGCAAATGTGGACTATCAAGCGAGAATGGCAACGTGTCGATATTGAACCCAAGCGCGTCGAGTTGATCCAGCGAGGTTGCCATTGTGACGGCTGGCGTAATCCATTTCGCCGACACATCCAGACAAGACCATTTTTGCAAAGACCAGTCATAGAGAATGATTTTGCGCTCAAGGGTCGCGCGGGACTTGTAGGACCAGTAGACACGCGGATGGATTGGATCAACGACACCAAACACGCCGCCAGCATCATTGGAGTCAAAATCTGCAACGAATGTCTTGTTTACCTTTTCGTATCCAATTCCAAGATAGCCGCCGTTGTGATCGAACTGGTGAAACCCCTCTTCATTGATAAAGAAAGTCTGCGATCCACGGGTTGCCAGTGAGTACGAATAGAGCAATCCGCGATCCTCTGACAGCTTGTCAAACCTGAAAATCTCGCGTGACCCCGGCATGAATACACCGCGCCGGATTGCCTTCTCCTGAAAAATGAGCGGATTGTTTGAGCTTGTAATTCCGGTTATGGCCCCGCCGTCACCGTATATCTGGAAATCGCTGTTTTGCTGTCCAACGGTCCAAAACGAAATGTTGTCCAATCCGCTCCATTGCAGTTTGGAAGGGTCTGTTGAAAGGCTTGCCAGCACTAGAAAATCGCCCCACACAGCGACAAAACGTGCACGGGGTGGGCTACCTCCCAAATTGTCAAACGTCGCTCCAGACGCCAGATTGAAGACTTGCGGGTCATTATTCACATTCACCGCAACAACAAAGTTTCCGTATTGCACAAACTGCCAGCGCTCCGACGTGCTGGCAAAATATGTTGTAGCAGGCCTCGAAACATCGGCCCATGCGCCTGACCCTTGATTCCACCTGTAAAGCTTTGATGCGGACGCGGCAAAATACGAATAAGCACCATTTGAAAGTGACTTTGCCGTGAATGCCGAAATTGTGTCCTCCGGAACCGCAGGTGTAATGGCCTGCAACGCCGGGACCGGCTCATATGATTGAGCAGCCGGGAACACATTCAGAATTTCCGTCAGCGCTCCAGCATTCAGTTGCGCCCTATCTGGTTGCCAAGGCGGAAACGGCAACATCATAGCATTGCGTCCCCTGTGATATACCCCTTCGATATTGCAGAATCAGTGCGGGTGCGAAGTGCTTGCAGCGCCTCTGCCTCATCTTTCTCCCTATCGCGCGCCCTGTCCCGGTCAATGATTGTATTTTTCGAAAGCTTTGCACTGGCCCGCGCTAGAATGAGGTCATAGGCCTCGTTTGCCCATTCCGTTTCAAGTGACCAATCATCTGGTTCTGAAATTGACTTCCATCCGTCCAGTTTCACCGTGTAAATTGCATCAGGTATCGGATAGAGCCTGATTTTCATATTGGCATAAGCGAAGGCAAAAGGTTGACGCTGTTGTGTAAGCCGCTCTCCATCTATTTCAGTATTGTAGTTCCTACACAGAGCGCGTCTTCCTGAGCCACTGACAGTCCACATATTTTCAATTCGCCGCAGGTTTGGAATGTCGGAATGATCTGCAACATCGTAAAATTCTTGACCGGAAACAGTGTTGAACGTCATTCCAATCACTTCATTGAAATAGAATAATTCCTTTCCATGAAACCGAATGGCCTCTTTGATAGCCCTGATGATTGCAGCATCGTAATAGCCATCCGCTGCGTCAAGGTCTTCGGCAATGTCAGTCTTGATGTCGTTCAGGTTCGACATTGCGCAGCTCTTTCTGTTTCAGGCTCAAAATTGGTCTGGAAGGGGCAGGTTTCGCCGCCCTTTCCTTTTCTTGTGCATCCCGTTTGTCAGCAGGTGACTTGAAGTCCTGCAACGCCCAATCAATTGCCAAAAACGGGTCTTCCATTGTTATACCGCATACTCAATGATGACGGATGCAAGGCCAGCAGTTGGGGCTGCACCTGCCTGCGTGTAAATCGCAAGCACTTCGGTATCGATGGCAGGCGCGGCCTGAGCCGCGACTATCGTGCCAGCCACCAATGCGACTGCACCACCGGCAAGGGCGTTTGCAAAAGCCGTTGCAGATACGCCGTTACCAACGCTGATCGTATTTGTCGTCGCGGCATTGAATGCCGTTTTGACATGCACGGTGCAACGCAAGACCGATGCACCAGCAGGGAGCCAACCGATTGAAAGGTTGCCCGACTGCGTGAATGCAATGTCTTTCTTGAGAGTGGTCGTTTGTGAGTCGGTGTATTTGCGACCGACACCGCCTTGAACGCTTGTAGCCATTTCAGATTACTCCTCTTATGCCGCAGCAGCGTAGCTAGACACAACAAGGCAACCGTAGTCTTCGTTGTTGTTGTCAAAGCGGGTTTTCTTCATGCCCAGAATCGTCTTTCCGGCCACGCCGATTTCGCGGTCGTAGTCGAAAGTCTTTTCAACGATGCTGTAGCCTGCATTTTCCTTGGTCTTTTGGCCGACTGCCATAACAGCGGCTTGAGCGCCAAGAAGAACAGCACGACGAACGGTCGTGATTGGTGCGCCAGTGCCAGAGTTGACACCTGGCATAACGTGCTCATGCGAACGCAAAATCACATTATTGTACTCGCCCAAAGAGCCGTCATAGAATGGGTTGTCTTTCTTTGACCCCATGTATACGGCCTTTGTGATGTCCAACCACTGACCGGTTGAAGTATTGGTGCGAAGCGAAGTTACCTGCGTTGGATGCAGATACATCACGTACTTCTTTTCACCGTCCACATTGACCGGACGAATACGCGGATTGGCAAGCGTTGCGCGTTCGACTGCCTTGTCAATGAGATCGAGCGTGAAGACATTTGCTAGAACAAGAGCTTCGTCCGTTGCAACAGCAGCAGCCCGCAATACGCGGTTTGCCGATGGCGCAAGGACGGAGTTATGTCCTGTATAAAGCGACGAACTAATATTTTTGGTTCGGCCCTCAAATACAAGCGAGTTTGCCGTGTACCCGCAGACGTGACGGAAAAACAAAAGAGACTTGCGGTCGGCGTACCAATGCGCGAGCGAATTGTAAGCCTTGTCACGAACCTCGAAAGGAACGCGCTGCATGTCGATTGTGTCTTCGGCTTTGAAGCGAACCGAGTGGTTCAGTTCATTGATGAACATTTCATCGTACCAGTTGGACAGCGATTCCTCGTTGCCCTCCATGGTGTCGCCTTCGGTTGAACCGTCACCTTCAAGCTGTGTAAACAGCGTGAAGCGGATGCGATCTCCGGCACCCTTCTTGGTTTCTTCCTTGAGTTGGATGATGCTGTTTTCCGATGTGCCAATGAGCGGGGCGATTGAGAGCGCCTTTTCCGATTCCACTGACACTTTCTTGGACCACAGCTTCACCGCCATTGCGTCGTTCAACGCATAAGCAGTCGTAGCCATTTTGATTATCCTGAAAAATGATTGGGTTTCGGCTCGGTAACGCTGAGCTTGGAGCGAACAGGCATTGTCCCGCCAGAAGGAACTGCTGGTTTAACGCCCTAGCATTGGCGAAGCGGTTTCCCGCGTGTCAGAACTTAGCCACCCAACAATTTGTTGAAGTGCGCCTCGTTTTCAGGCTTTGAAAGATAGCTTTTCAACTGCTTGTCTGTCATTGCCATGATTGTATCAACGGTGATGTCTCCACCAGCCTTACCGCCTGCCTGAGACAGTGATTTCGAAGCGGTTTGCGCCTTGTTCAAGGCATCAATCTTCGCTGATTCATCAACAGGCTTGGCGGCGGGTTCCGTCGGTTTGAACCCGATTGAGTTTGCCATATCGTATATGATTTTCGCGCTGTTCATTCCCTTGCGCGCGCTTTGAATCACAATTTCGGAAAGCTCTTGATCCATCACTTGCGCACGATAGGCCTCATCGTTGTAGCGATCATCGAACATGGCGAGGGCCTGTAATTGCTTGTCCCTGATGTTTGAGAGATATTCGGCAGCCTGTGAAAATGTCGGGTTTTCACCGACAAATGTTTTTACGTCGCCCTGCCACCGTGAAAGAACGGCGCGCTGTGTCTCTACGGCCTGCGTTTGTGCCTTTACTGCTTCGTCACGGGCCTTGAGCGTGTCAGCCTGCTTTGTCAGTTGACGCTTGTTCCAGCGCGCCCATTCGAAGATATTCTTCTCCATGTCGGGTTCTGGATCGTCATCTTCCGCAGGTTCATCAGCTTTTTGTGCGGATTGGAACCGCTCCAGAATGGCATCAAGTTTGGCTTGCGTTTCCTTCGATGTCTTCTCAATTTCAGCAAGCTTGGCCTCTGCCTTCTTGCGCTCCTCACGCTCCTGATGCAGTGCGCCATGCGGAACCATGGTCTGCTTTTTCTCTGCCTCACCATCAGGCAGAGCTGTGGTTGTTCCCGTATCTGCCGGAGCGGCGATTTCTTCCTTGGTCGGCTCTGTGGCAGGAATTGGCGTTTCACCACCTGATTCAAAATATGCGGCTTCGTCTTTCGACAAGATGCCATTGCTTTCGTTTGTCATGCGTCTCTCTTTGGCTTACGGTGCCACCGGAGCCGGATTCCCTCGCGGCTGGGAAAGCTGCACAAGCGCAGCTAATGCTTCCGCCTGTGCCTGATGTGGCAACACGGCGGCTTCAATATTAGTCTTTTTGGCTTGGGCAAGCTTCAACTCTGCTTCACCTTGTGTTTTTCTGACAGTTGCTTCTGCCCCTGATTTTTCCAGCGCTTTTCGTTCTTGCGCTTCGGG